CCCTGAGATTTGTCAGCTCAATATCCCCATTGACGAGCGCATACGCCTGGTCAAAGGTGGCGTTGACGTGTTCAGCATAGGCGGCTGCGCCCGCTGCGAATGTATATGGTTTGACAATTACTGCCATCAGAAGACCACCACGGTGGCGATGTTTGTGGACTCTTCGTTGCCAACGCCGCCCTTGTATTTGATTTGTTGCGTGGGCGCCATGTTGGATGTGAAGGCGTTGTAGACAAAGCTTGCGCTGCCCTCAATTACGTTGGTCTCGTCGCTTATGTCGCTATCGCTTGTCCATTCGCCAAAGTGATTCCCGTGAATAACCCACTGGTTGCCACGTTCCATGTTCATGGCGGGCTCGTAGATAAAGTTACCATCCGCGCCCCTGAGTGCGGTGGCAACGCCCGGTCCCACAAACCTGTTGTTAGTGGCGCTCGACCAGCTGCTCTGTAGGGAGCCGTCGTCGAGGTTTGACAGGATGGCGTTTTTGAAGCTGAGAAAAACACAGTTCTTTATGACACAATTGTCGCCAGTTGCGCGAATGCACTGACCGCCGCGGGCCTCGTCGGTGAAGGTGATGCCGTCGAACACAACGTTGGGGCTATCTGCCCATACGATTGCATCCGCCTGTAGCTCGGTACGCCTCAGTGTCGTTCGGTTAGGGGCGAGCGAAACAAAGGCTACGGGCTTTTGGACGCGCAGCTGGGAGCGGATAATGTACTCGCCCTCTGTGAGGATTATCTTTCCGCCTGTTTCGGGGAGCATGTGGATGGCGGCTCCGATTGGTTGATCAGGGCGGACCAGGATGCCAATGGACGCAATCCGGTTTGCCAGCCTGTCCATCTCATATTGAAGACCGGCGATCCAACTGTTGTGCCCTGGGAGCCCAAAGCCGCGGGTGCTGCTAACGGAGTATTGGCTCATCGCGTCGTTTCCGCTCGCTGAACCTCGAAAGAGAACGAGGCCACAACGCCCACCGGCGAAGGCGCCGTATCTTCGTCGCTTGCAAAGCCCTGTGCTGACGGTGCCGCCGAGTCCTCTAGCCAGAAGTCTGGGTGGATGACGCCAAGCCTCACCGACTTGCCCAGTAGATTGCCCTCTGGGTAGTGGAGTTGTTGGTCAAACCAATCGGCCTCGCCCCACACCATCCTGTCTGACGACGGGTTTACCATGTCGGTGTCGTCGTCCCACTTGCCGTAGGCCAAATCACCGTTGCCGCCCAGGGTGTTGACGCCGCTCCAAAAGTACGCCGGTTGCTGCACCTCGTCGGCGGTCTTGTTGAGGAAAAAGCCGCCGGGCTCGCCAGCATTGTCGTAGGCCCGCGGGTGGCACTCGAGATAGCCCTCCTGGGAAAACGCCCCATCGTTGGCCGATAGACCTGCGGCGGTGTTGTTGTCTTTCCACTGTTCAAACGCGGCGGGCTCTACCTCTAAAAACCAGAGCGGCCCCCACGCCTTGACCCCAGACCCGCCTCCAGTGAGGCCAATGTGGCGTTGCGGCCGGTGGCCATAAGAGAGCATGGTTAGCCTCGGCCGGCGGATGTCCACGTAGTCTTCGTTGTCTTTAAACAGGCGAGCGCTGCACCAGGCGTAGGGCACTGTGCGGCGCGCAGCCCTGAAATCAAGATCGGTGCCCGTAACCCCTCCCCCGCCAGCTGGGATCCACCCCTTCCCATACATTGGTGTCGCCCAGTCCTGGCCACTGTGGGGGAAGGTCTCAAGGCTCGCGGTAAACTGGCCCGCGTGGCTGCCGCCCTCTCGGGTGTGCTCAACCTTGGTTGTGCAGGCAATTATCATCTGGTTGCGCTCCGGCCAGTATGCCGCGTCTGAGCAGAAGTTGCGGCGGGCAAAGCTGCCATCCACATAAAATGAAAACGCCTCGAGCTCGTAGTTGTATACGATTGTCAGCGAATTGATGTGCTTGCCGTAGTGAAACTCATACTCTTCCCAGATGGGCCCGGTGTCATCCCTTCGCAGTGAGCTGATTATCGGAACGTTAAACCAAACCTGGGAGTGGATGGGGTTATGCACGGACGTCGCCAGGTGCAGTAGGCGCTTATCCACCTTCCACGGGTAGCCGAGACCGGCGGCCAGGCCGTAATCGCCGGCATTTGCCGGGTCGTGCGCCATGGCCATCAGCGGCTCTGTAATTGCTCTCGGCACATGCCCCGAGTCCTCTTCATCCGAAAAGAGCTTTCCAATGGGATCGGAAATGCGGGAGGTCTTCGGGCCATCTGTTTGCCAGATGCCGTTATCGTTGATCCAAAACACCTTCTCACCGGCGACAACGGGAGTGTTTTGCGCGGTGCAGCCGACGTTGTTAACCTTCCAGACTTTCGATTGGCTCGGGTCGATGCCCCCGACAAAACCATAGGTGGAGCGCTTGGTAAAAATAAACAGCACGTCATTGAATGACTTGAGTCCGGTTATCTCCTGGCCGTAATCGACGGTGCCAAATGCCGTCTCGTTGACGGCGAGGGGATCGTTGATGTCTGACCAGCAGAACATGTGCTTGCCCAGGATTACACTGTACTGATTGTCAATCATATTGACGGGCACGTTGTCGCCCTCGGCTTTCACGTAATGCGGATTGCCAACAGAAAGGTTGTCAATCCTGCTCTGCATTACGAGTGAGTGCTGCCCGTCAAACCCAGCGTAAAACACCATGCCCGCGTGGGCCTCCACGATAGATCCGGCCGGTGCGTTCTCTGCATAGGAGAACATGATCTCGTGGACGAGGGTCGCGTCAAAGCCCTGCTTGCCACCACCTACCGCCTCAAACCGCACCGCCGCCCCCCTGAGCCGGTATTGGTTGCCGGGGTCGTCTGTCACGCTGCTGGCAGCCTCTGGAGACTCGGCCACGTTTGGGCTAAAAACATGAGTGGTGTTGCCGGTGCATATGAGCGTGGCGGCGCGTCCGCCTGGCAAAAACACGTCCGCAAAGGAGCAGTTGAACTCCTTGTCATAGGGCTCGCCAGCGCCCTGAAGGCCTGTTGGCATTAGGTAGGTGGTTTTGGTGTTGGTGTCGAGGTTGAACGCCTGCGCCTCAATGTGTAGCTCTTCGTTGCCGGCGCCAAGCTGGTTACTTATCCGCGGGCCCACCACCAACAGCCAGGTGTCTGCCGTTGGGCGCTCGATAAGATGTACCCTGGGGTTTGCGTTGTAGTTTAGGTTGTCCAGGTAGTCGTTGGTGTTGGTCCTGCTGTTATCCTTGCGAAACGACATGGCGTGTTTTCCCGGCCGGGGCTCGAGATAGCCCCGGCTAAGATTGACGTTGATGGCGAGCTCGAGGTGCTGGTCAGTCTGGTACGCATCGCGCATTTCAACGCCTTTAAACGGCCCCTTGAACATCTTGAGAATGGGTGGCGGCATCTAGTACGGGCTCTCGTAGATTATCTTGGTGTTGTTGGTTCTGCTCACCTCGCTTTGTCTTATTTGGTCGTCAAGCCACTTGAGGATGTCGTTTATCTCTGGGGCATCCCTGCGCTCTTTGACTGAGAGGAGCTTCATAAACACCGCCACAACGAGGTCATGGTATTCAAACGCATGGGGGTCTGGGCTGGTCCCATCTGGCGTGAGCAGGTGAGCGGTGCCCGCGGTCATCACCTTTGGAACCGGTGTGTATCGCACCCACAAATACACCTCGCTTGAGGGGATGGGGACCAGCGACAACTCTTCGGTGTGGTCAAGCATCCACCGGAGGCCCTGCTTTGTTGAATACTGGTATGGGTTTTGCGAGAGGGCGTTGGTTGAGTGCGCCTCTTCGGGGACAATGTTCTCCATCGACACGGGAACGTTCTCTGACGATGGCTCGGCGTTGTTGGGGAGGACTGCCACATCCAATACGCGATAAGGCTCGTTGTCGATGTTCAGCGCAGCCGCGGATGACAGGTCTATGGCGCGGGTCTCCGCGGGATAGGTGAACCTGGACGCTTCAGCAAAGTGTGAAGGATCCCTGTTGGCCACGGCCCGGTAGACCGTTCGGTTGGCCAGGTTGGCAATGCGACTCAGCTGCGCGTCGGGCCAGTAGTTACCCTTCTCGCCCAGTAGATCCAGCGCCAACTGCTTCAGCTCGCTTAGTATCATCTTTCCACCCCACGTTGTGTTCCGCCGGCCCAAAAAACTTGGACCCGGCGTTAGGGCCTGTGCCCAGGTTGTGTGACATCGGGCCAACTGATGACTGCAACGGCTTGCCGTGGGCGTCGTAAAGTTGCTTGAACTCGTACTGAACGTCGTCCCACGCTGACTGTTCTCTGCCCTTGGCCAGCTTCTTGTCGGGTGCAATTGCCTGCTTGTGCCAGTCCTCGGCGCTGTTTGCCGCGTAGACGTCGTGCTCGCGCAGCCACTGCACCATGGCGGGCCCTGGCTCTCTGTAGGTGTTTCCCTGGCCCTGCCATATGTAGAACACCTTAAGCCACTTAACCAAATATGCGCCAGCACCAGACACAACGTGGTCGGATGACTCATAGGCCAACACCCAGCGCCCACTCTCGGTATCCCATGCGACCACAACTTTTGAAGCCGCAGCCGGTCCATATTGCCGGCGGACATACTGCGTCCACTTGGTCGAGGGCTTGAACGCCCTCGACCGCTCTAACATGGACTCCGTTAGCATTACGCTGGATTCGCCGCTGATAGCCCAGCCCGCGTGTAGTTATTAACCCAAAACCACGAGGCCGGTAACGCAGCGTTTGTGCAGTCGTTTGTGGCTGCAACGCCAAAGCTATTGCCCGAGATAACGCTGCCCGTTCCTGTTTTGAGGGCAGTAACATTAATTGGGTTGGTGCTCGCCGCGAAAACGTTGTTGGTAATAAAAACAGTTTCGCAGTTATGCGCTGGCAGCTTCACCCCGTTCGTGCCGCCGATAATGTGACAACCTTCAATTATCACGTCTTCAATCTTGTCGTTGCCATCTGTGTCGAGGTCGATGGCGCTGACGGCGTCATCCGCAAAGAAGCAGTTCTCTATTCGGGTGCCGGCGCCAAAGGGTGTGGTTGCGCCATTCACCTTGATAAAGGTTGTTGCCGTTCCGCTAACAGCCCGGAACGAACAATCCTTAATCACGCAGTTGGAACCCGTGACAACCACGCCATCTGTGGCATTGATTACCTGGAATGACAGGCCCTGCACCACGGTCCTTGTCCCGCTCAGTGCCCCGAGCTGGGTTGCAGCCTTGGCAATGATGGTTGTCGCCTCCTGCATCCCTGGCACACCGTAAATTCGCGTGCCGCCCTCGGGCGAGAAAGTGCCATCCAGTGTGTGGTCGCCTGGCATGACAATGACAACATCGCCTCGGCCAATTTCGCAGCTCCCTAACGCAGAGGTTAGGGACGTGCGAACCGTGCCATCCACCTTGTTATTAACAAGCTCCTCGACGTGCCACCGGTTGGTCGAGTCTCCGACAAAGAAGACCCTCCCCGTGCCAAGTGAAAGGCCGTAGGTAGACTCCACTAGTGCGCGAAGTCTCGAATAGTCCATTCCTAGCATTGAAAACCCCTAAGCTACCAGCCCGGTAACAGCAATGTCCTTGATTCGAGCCAACCCGTTGCGGCTTGTAACTCCTAGATTTGAATAGGTGCGGCCATACGCCGTGACCTCGTCTTTGCCCGAGACCCACTTCCAAGTATCGCCGCCGCTGCGGTCAAACTTAAATGGGCTTGTCTCCATGATCTTGAGAGCAGCTTTGGAAAGGACGAAGATTTGACGGTGACGCACGTCTTTACCTGCGACCATCGGGATTTGGGCGCCATCATGGTAATAGCTCAACGCCTTGTAGCCACCGGCGAGCTCGAGGGGCTGGAAACGCTCCTGGCCTTTCGACTTCATCATGTTGAGGAAGGCTCGCTGCGTTGCCGTGTGCATGACGAGCAAGTCTGTCTGTCCTGGCGAGAGGTCGTTGACTGCATCAACGGCCTGGTTCAACAGATCCTCGGTCAATGGCCGCTCGCTACCTTCCCCTGCCGGGTTGGCGAAGAGCTGGGCTTGCCACTCGACGTTTGTGGATGGTGAGATTTCTTGGAATGTTGCAGTTGTTCCGCCAAAATTGGGGAATGCCTGGTCACTGACCGCGCCCGCAATTCCCATCATTTCCTTTTTATAGGACGTATCTTCTGCGCCCACGGTGTTACCGCTCAGGGCACCGCCGAGCACAAACACATCACCTGCCGCTGGATCGCCACCCGCGCCAACCTTGGTGATGTCGAAGGTAGTAAATGGCGCCGTCTTGGCCACCGAATCCACAGTTCCATGGGATTCGGAGATCTCTGTGGCGGCCTCAAACTCGGTGGCAGCGGCAGTGGAGCCCCAGGCTACCCGCATGCCTTGTTTGATATGTCTCGTTGAGCGGGGGACATTGTTGGCGGCAGTTGCCGGCCCACCCGCCAGATTGGCTGGGACCGTGCCGTCATCATAACCCTTAATCGTGACCGTCGATCCTGCGAAGCTTTGAACCTCGCACAGTAGGCCCGTTCCGTCTCCATTGAGCTGACGGTTCATGCTGTCGGTCATGTCCTTGACGCGGTTTTTGAGTTGCGCCGTTTTGACACTCGCCCAGGCGCCAGCCTGGTCCGCTGTCTGCGCTTCCGCGATGTTTGTCACCGACATCACAACGTAGTTGAACCGGTTTTTGATGATGCTCGGCAGGTAGGTGTCGGAGGCTGCGAGCGGCAGGTTTCCACCCTCGTTTCTCGCACCCACGGCGTTGGATGATCGCAGGTAGACTGGCACCTCATGGTGCTTGCCCGTCCAGTGCTCTTTGGTTTTATTCAAGAGGTTGTAAAGCACAACCTTTCGGTTGATGGTTTCCGTAATGGCCTTGCCGTAACGGATCCGCATAGCGGAGTCGAAGTTCTGTAGGTTTTGACTGTCGTCGGGGAAAGCCATGTTTGAAAGCTCCTCAAATTTTGAAATTCAAATATCAAATATTCGAGGGACCGGCCCCCGAGTGTGACATAGCTACTTTTTTGTTTTTCGCTCGGCCTTTGGTGGCCTCATGAGCAGGATAATAAGCGCGGTTTTGCGGGGGTCTTCTTTACCTTTCCCCCTCTTCTTACTCGAATGGTACTTTAACTTTTCCATAGTCTCAATGCCTTATGCCAAACTCACCCCGCGTGTCCCTGTTGATCAGGTCGAAAACATCCATACTCTTAATGCTTTCCTCTGAATACCAGGCGGCCTCCCGCGGGTCGGCATCGCGCACGGCGGCAGACTGCCCGGCGCCCCCACCGCGGATAACGGTTGGGATTGTTTTTTGGATTGCGGTCCCCGGCGCCGGGGCCTGGGCCGCGCGGTCTCCATATAGGGACTGGAGCTCTTTTGCCGCCACCTCGAGGGAGTAGTCTAAACCCTGGTCCATGTTGGCGATTGCAACCTTCATCATGGCCCGGCGCCCGCGTTCACCCGCCACGGTAGGGTAGATGCCCGCAAGCCTGGTTGCCTCCGCGTCTGCGATCGCAATGGCCTTATTGGCGCTCTGAATACTGTGCGCCCGCTTCATTGCGTCCACTTCAGTGCGCATCGTTTTCAGGCTTTCCTGGTTTTGATCGACCGTTACAAAGATGTCGTCCTCTTCCGCCTCAACGTCGGCAGGCTCGTCAGCCACTTGCGCGGGCGCAGGGCCGCCGCCGCCGTAGTGCTTGCTCCAATCAACAAAGGCCGAGTACTTGTCTTCGGTGTCGAAGTGTTCACCGAACCACTGGCGCACCTCTTGGGACGAGCGTGTATGCGTTTCGTTAAGGGTGTTGTACTTCTCTTCCCAGCCTTGCGGTTGCTGCGGCTCCTCGGGCTGTTGGGCCGTCTCCGCTCCATCCACCGGGGCCGCTTCCTCTCCCCCCTCATACTCTGAGTGCATCTTCGCCACGTCCGCATCAAGCGAGTCCATTGGGTCGGTGTTTGTAGCTGGCTGTTGCTCTGTCGCTTCGCTGGTTGTCTCGTCCATGATCATCTCCTATCCAAAAAATCCACGTTCTTCTGTTTCGTTGAAACCTGGGCCACGGGGCCCCATGGCCTGGTTAAGTTCGGGCGTTCCGCCGCCTACCATGCCCGGCAGCTGGCCCGCGGCACCTTCCTCGCCATAGGGCAGCTCGCCGGGTGTCGGCTGGAGCATGGGCTCTGGCGGGCCAACGGTTCCGGGCCCCATGCCGGGCGGGCCGCCAGCCTCCGCACCTTGCTGCGCTGCCATTACTTGTTGCGGGTCTTGCCCATACGCCTGGACGTAGGATGGCAACCCTTGCATTTGAATTTGCATCTGACGGTAGTGCTCGGCCAGGTGGAGCTCATAGAACTTCTGCGTCTCAGGCTCAAGCTCTCGATAATCTGGGGACTTCATAAAGGTCAGGCATTCGGAGATGTGCACTGAGTGGTTGTGCCACCAGCCTACCTTAATGTAGGGGTGGTTCTCTGCGTTCATCATCATCATGTTCTCTTGCCGCTGGTAGTTACGCTCGGGCGAGTCGTCGTCTACAAACTCCTTAAGCCCCATCGAGCCAAACGCCTTGCGGAAATTGACGAGCGTCTCTGGCTGTTCAATTGGCCCAAAGGCTCCCAGCTGAAGAAGCTGCAAAGAGATCTCCCTTTCGTAACTCGCAAACTTTGGCAGAAGGCTGCCCACCTGTATCTCAACATCAGTTGAGTCGATATGATCACGGTGGAAGCGGACGGCTTCAGAGCGGTGCGACTCAGACACAACGGACACGGTGATCTCTGCCTCCATGTTCTCTCGCCACATCTCCAACAGCCCGGCGCCGAGGCTTGCGAAGGCCTCTTCAAGCGAGCGGGCAGAAGCCGCGAGCTTTACAGCGTCCTGGTCTGCCAGCACGCCGAGTGCGCGACCGGAGATAACACCGCTGGGCCCACGGCCCTGGCTTATCTCGTGAACGCCACTGATGTCGTACATGTTTGTTTTGAGCGTCTCAGTGAGCTCGTAGAGTGAGCTCGGTATTGGGACCGGCGGCACTCGGGTGGGTGGCGGGCCAATGTTGGCGTTGTAAAACACAATATGGTCGGGCCGGTTTTTGATACCTGTTCTTGGGATGGATCCCGCAGCCGCCATCCACTGTGGGTGTACGGACATATTACGTAGCTCGAGTATGGCAGATATACTCCTATTGAGTTCACGCTGTATTGGCACAATGCCCGTCACCACACCGGTGCCCCAGAAGCGGCCGGCCATCTCGCCCACCTTCACCTGGGTGATAGAGAACCGGCGCCCTGGTAGGTGTGTCTCCTCCAGAACCACCCCAGCCGAGGTGATTATCCGGCGCCCCTCCGGGTGGCTATCGCTTGGGCGTTCCTGGTACTCCAAAACCTTGTAAACCGTTTCGCCGTAGGGATCGGATACGTGCCCGCGGATGTCTGCCTTTCGGATTTCCTCATCGTCTGCGTAGGCCGGGGATGCGCCCCTGGTCTTGCGCTCGAGCGTCTCAAGGACGCCTGGCCAGCGAAGCTCCAGCGCGGCATCGCTTAGGACGTGCGCCAGGATAACCCACTTCGCGCCGTGGAGGTGTGACGCTTCCCAGTCAGGGTAGACATCGAACGGGCTCCAGGCTTCCACTACCGGGAAACCAGACACCTGCATTTCGTCGCCAACCAGGAAGCTCTTGCCCGCCTGGGAATCCCAGTAGCAGTTGAAAAACCCGGAGCCCGTTAATGCCGCCCACCACACCACATCATGGGTGGTTGCCTGTAGCCGCATCTGCCGGTAGAGGTAGTCGAGTAGATACTCGCTGGCCTTTGCCTTTTGTCGCTGGTCATCCTCTCCACCGGTGGGCCTTACGATGAACGCCGGCCGCGCCTGCGTGAGCTTGGCAGCCACCGTGTTGACAATGGGCCTGATGTAGTTGTTGACCGAGCGCACCCGCCACGACGGCGCCTTGGGTTCGCTCGGTCTGCCGTGTTGGAAGCTTGTGTATTGCTTGCCATCAAAAAAGGCGTGGTAGGTCCACCAACTGTCCTGGAGGTCAGCCTTGAGCGCCTTGGATTTTTCGTAGAGGGCGTCAATCCGAGCGCCAGTC